AAGAAGAATAATGCTGTAACTCCTACAGTTACAACTCCAGCAGGTGAGATCAGTGAAACTCTATACAGTGGTACACTTGGTTCATATTATGATAAGGTAAGTGATGAAGATTGATACACAGGGTATGAGTATGCCCATTGATCCAAATGATCCTAACTATCAAAATAAGCAAAAGGAATCCAAGATACAACCACATAAACCTATGATGATCTATCCTCGTAGGGTGCATACTCCAGAGATGGTTAAAGAGTTGAAAATACTTATCAATGAAGTATTAGATGAGAGAGAACATAAGAAGAGATTAGAGGGTGCTTATGATGATGTTAAACCATTACCACCTTCATATTTTGATACTGAACACTTTAAGCATCGTATCAATGAACCTGAACCACCTTATGAGGATTGGAGTCAATGAATGAACATACATTCACATTTAATGATGAGGAACTTCAGTGCTTAAGAGTGTGCTTACAAAATGCACCAGCACCATATGATATTACACAAAAGAAATTAGTATCTGAAATTGAAGATAAGATAGGTCTTCCAATTAAACCAGAGGTAGAACCATTAAGATTACCAAAGTATGATTTAACACAATACGGAATATTTGATTAGATATGAAATGGATCAAAGGGTATCAGGATAAACATTCAAATCCTGTATTTAAGCATTGTAAGAATCCCGATAGGTGGGAGGTAAAGGATAGTCGATTCATTATGTTTCGCTATGGTAAGGGTGGTGCAATAGACATCCGAATTATGGAGAATAATACTGATCTTAAACACGATATAAACATCACCGTTGATGATGATGGTAAGTTAAAAGCAATCGTATCGGAGCAAACGAAATGAGATTAGGAGTTATGTGTTCGGGTAACGGAACTAACTTTGAGAACATAGTTACAAATCCATTATGTAATAAGCACGAAGTTGTATTGATGATACACAATACAAAGAAGTGTGGTGCTATTGCAAGAGCAGCAAAATGGGGAATACCTCACTGTAGGGTTGCTCATAAAGATGAGGATCAAATGATAAAACTCTTTGAGGCATATCGTGTAGATCTTATAATTCTAGCAGGTTATATGAGAGTATTAAAGAATCCATCTGCATTTCATTGCCCTATCATTAACGTACATCCATCGTTACTACCAAAGTATAAGGGATTACACGCTGTTGAGCAAGCAATGGAGGCAGGTGATAGTGTCACTGGATGTACTGTCCACTATGTTAATGAAGAGTTAGATGGTGGAGAGATAATAATGCAAGGTGAGGTTCCTATAATGCCTGACGATGATGTAGAATCATTAACAAAAGCGATACAAAGGAAAGAATATGCTATACTACCAACAGTTATTGACTCATTAGGATAAATAATTATACCTATAAGGTGCATTTATGCTATCCACTCAATACCGTTTACGGTTAGAAGGAATATGTAAAGATATTGCTTCAGGGACAGAAGTTAGTCTGTCAGATATGATCTGGGCAGACAAATTAGCAAAAGCAAATACAGCAGCAAGAGGTATGCTCAACACTGCAAGAAGAATGAGTACAGATCCTACTGATTCTTTTCTGAATAGTTTGAATTTAGGAGACCCCGATTCAAACAATCACCGTAGGGGTTTCGGAGATCCACAAGATGTAGTGGATTGGTTTCATAACGAAAGATCTGATGACTGGAGGCAACGTGACTAAAAGACAACAATTAGAATTAACAGATATACTCTGTAGAATGATTTCTACTGATGGTAGAGTCAGTTTAAAAGAGAGAGTATGGATGAATAATCTATGCAATAAGAATATTAAAGCAAAGGAACTTGCAGGGGCTATGCTATGTCCTGATGTTATGGGTGATGACGTAATTTACGGATAGGTATAAAGACGTAGGCATAAATTTTTGTAAATTGTATTTGATGATACGAACACATTTACCATAAATAACTACAGAATTAGAGGAAACAAGATGACCTGAAACTCCTTCGTTATTGGTTCAAATTTATTGTTTTACGGAGTTTTTTATGCACAACTTAATACCATTTAATCAACTGTCATCTGAACAGGATGCACATGATGAATTATTAGCAGAGTACTACGAGTGCTTAATAGACTGCGAAGACACAGCATCAACTTGTAAACGTATCTGTAAGGAGGTTTTAGTTTAGTTAAACTGTAAACTTATTCTAGGATAATATGTTAATACATTCACATCCACCTTAAAGTAAATTCTATCAAAACCAAATATTCAATAACCCTTGACAAATACTGTCAGGGGTTTTATAATGTCTAGGAATATAATCTTACTATGAATAGTGCATATTTACATATGAATAATCCATTGAGTCCAGTTAAAAATGTAAGAGAAACTTACAGTAGATTTTATCAAGAAGTCTTTACTGAAGTTGAAGTGCAGTTTGGAGATGAACGACCTGCATGGATACCTTATGAAACATTACTTGCGATGATGGAGAGTAATGAGAGCAATTAAAAAGATTAAAGGAATTATGTTCAATATCCACGAAGCAATATGGTGGGTAGTTGCTGAAATAGAAGATTGGTTATACCCTTACCATGATAGGTTGACCCCTGAAGAGAAGTTTGAGATCAGAGTTAAAGATCCTGTTAGTGGTGAAGATTTTATGGTTGAACAGCATATACAGGGATTAAATGAGAAGATTAGTAGGTTACAGGATCAAATGATGGATGTCAATGCTCAATTACAAGAACATGAACGTAGACTTAAGACAAGGATACAACCAAGAGGTGAAAGTTCATCTGTATCAGGTAAGGTTAAAGGTATGTTTGAATAAGTATAAATACTTTGTTAAGCATCCATCAATCCATCCTATCCAATGAAAGATAAGAAAGCAGCAAAGTTAATCATTAAGAGAGCAAAGAAAAACCCAGAACTATACTCTGAAAGAGAAGTATATTATGCTAAAATGTTCAGGAAACAACTTAAAAAAGATGAACAACGACAGTCTGAAAATAAATCAAAATAAGGATGGTTCATTTACTTGTGAGTGGGATAGGAATGATCCTAACTGGAAATTCTTAAATGACTTGACAACAAAGGAAATAGAGGTTATGATAGAGCAAGCAATTAAATTAGACCAGAATGAAGGAGGAAGACATTAAAAGTTATTCTCTTAGAGTATTGGAAGAAATGATTGAAGATGCTTTAGGTGCTGAATGTAGACCTGATGAGATCTTTAATACAATCAAATTGGCAGCAAAAAGAAATGCTAACTATCATCGTATTTGTGCTAGAGATGCACAAAGTCTAGTTGACTTGCTAGAGGGTGTTGATAGAACAAACAAAGTTGTTAGTATCAATTCAGGTATAAAGATTGATGATCTTGATCGTGAAAAGTTTAAATTGAACTCGGATCATTTGAATGATTATGTTCATGCACATTCACCATATAATGATGGTTGGACTCAACAATATTATAGAGATAAACTAACAGGAGTTGGGATTGATCCTGATGGTGGTATAAACACTACTGATGGATATGAACATTCTGATGCTTGGTATGATTATACTCGTAATGATCCTGATGCAAAGAATCCTTTTATTGAAGAGGAGAGAAACAATGAGGATGATCCAAAAACTTATGATGAAATGGTTGAGGCAGGTTACACAATGACTGGTGATGGATTCTGGATACCAGATACAAAAAGAATTGAGGAACTAAAAGAAAAAGCAGGTGAACTAGACGGAGCGTAAACTAATGGACAAAGAAATGCTTGAAATTAACACTACCAAGAATAAAGAACTTGGATTATGGGAGATAACTGCTACTCTTAATCTTCCACCTATAACGGTAACTAGATTGAAGAAAGACAGGAGTGACATCCAATATGAATTGCGTAATGCTTTCAGTGAAGTCATTCAAGAAATTGTAGAAAAACATTGTGAAGAGGATTAATGACATTATCAAATCAAGTTGAATATTCTCTACGAGAGGCACAAGAGGCGTTAAGAAATGCTCTTTCATTCTCTGCTAGAAGTGAGAAGTCTTATGTTAGTAAGCACATAGCAGATATGCTTGCTAATATAGATAATCTTATTGACGCAACGGAACTCATCGAGAAATTGAATGAACGTCAAGATGGTGACAGTGGTATGTTTGGTACTTTCTTTCGAGATTCCAAAGATTAAAACATTATTAAGCATTATTGGTTTTTATAATATAGTATGTTAGAATAACAACACATAACCAACTAGAAACAATGCTTAACCTAGACGAGATGTATCATTCTTACTTGGGTGGTCAAAAAAGATTTAACATAGATGGTGTTAAAGAAAGGATAATTGCTTATGGTTGGCATTGTGATGGTAATGACATTACTGGTCATTATGTTACCACAGAAAACCATAAGTTGTTTTATAACCGAGACAATCAGTTCGTTAGAAAGGAGAGTCTCGCTATAAAATAGAATAAATACTTATGTACTCATAGAGAGGTATTCATTATGAAAACAGTAGAAGAACACATTGCAAAGGATAAAGCAATCCTTGATGACCCAACGCTCAATCCTGCTGCTAGGAGACATTATAAGGAAGAATTGCATGAATTGGAGGAATATGTGAGTCACCACAAAAAAGAAATTGATGCAGGTGACCACCATGATCCTAATACTATCGAATTATTCTGCGAAATG